CTTTACTGCCTGGCTTTACTTTACCAGTTACAGGTGCTTTTAGTTTACTGCCTGTCGCTGCATTGTATTTAGCACGACCTTTAGCTGTTAATCCACCACCAGCTTTGACCGATAGCTTTTCACCTCGACCAACTGATAGATTAACTTGTTTCTTTGTTGCCATTAAGGCAACAATCCACGTCTGCCACCACCAAATCCTACTAACTGTGGCATAGCATTTAATAATGTTTGGTATTCTGATGGAGTTGTAGTGCCTAACATATTAGGAACTAATGGTGTATTAAAACCTACATTAGATTGACCACCAAGTAATGCGTTTTGCAGTAAAGATGCTTCTGGCGGTGTCATAGTTCCTATACCTGAACCACCAACTGTTTGTCCTAATGTTTCAACAAGATTTCTGAATTGTGGAGTATTCATGCTTGATTCATTTGGAATATTTATCTGAGTGTTTCCACTTTCATACAACTGTCTTTGAATAGGATCAAGACTTTTAATAGCATTTTTATTTCTTATAAATTCATCAAATCTAGCATCTTCTAATCCTTGAGCAGCTCGTCTAGCATATTCTCTAGTAGCTGGTGTGTCATATTCTCTAAGAGCTTCTCTATTTGCTGGTGTATCTGCACCAAATGTTTTTAATACATCGTCAAAAAAATTAGGCATCGTTTTCTTCCTTTTCAACCTCTACATCAGATTGGTCAGCATATGCACTAATTTGCACTCTGACAAAACCTAAATTAAATAATAAATGGTTGATTTCTTTACCATCGACTTCTGATTCTGTAGCTTCAACACCAACATTGAAACCCCAGTATGGATATACAGTAAGATTCATGCTTTTTTCCTTTTCATTGGTTTCGCAGTTTTAGCTGCTTGTTTAAATGCTTTAGCTGTTGGAGCTCCTTTTGTGCCAGGTTTTCTCATACGCTCATCTGAACCTGCTTTGATACGTTTACGTTTAGCATGGATGTTTGCGTATAGTCCTGGTTTAGCCATGTTATTTTGCTTTTGGTTTTTTGTGTGTTAAGTATTTGCTATTAGTAGTATGAGTAGCACCTGACATTAATTTTCCATTGTGTTTATGTGTTTTGCCTTTAAAAAGTTTACCGTTAGGTAAATAATGCGGTACACCTTTCATTAATAACCCTTCCTCATAGGTTTTTTCTTAGTTGCTTTTTTCATTGGCTTTTTACCGTACATTATTTCTTCCTTTTCTTTTTAGATTTACCTGCTTTGCTGAGAGCAATGGCAATTGCTTGTTTAGCTGGTCTGCCTGATTTGATCTCAGCTCTAATATTCTGTGATATTACCTTTTGTGATTTACCTTTTTTTAATGGCATCATTTTTCCTAAACAAAAAAAATGCCCACCGAAATGGGCATTTACAAAGGAGGGTAGGGAAATTCTGGGCGAACCTCTCCTACACCCTAAATTATAAACGAAAACTCTTTACTTTGCAATATATTTCTGCTAAGAAACATCAATAATATCAACTTCCCATTTATTACTTTTATTTTTTCGCCAACCCCATACTTCTATAGTCCAATTACATTCTCGCATTGATCCAAGATGTTCGTTTTCACTTATTTTTTTAACCCTTGCCCACCGATTATTATAAGTCGTGCATTGTATGGCTAGTGTGTCACCATCTTTTAATGCTAATATATCTATACATCCAAACAGGTCTTGTCTTATTCTAGCAAATGGATTCCAATGCTCAACAATCGCTAGTGTTGTCCAACCATCTGTCTTTAGCTTTCGTAGTGTCAGTTGTGTCGGACTCATCTTTGCCATCTTTTTCCCTTAATTTTTTTGTTGTTTTAAAGATACGTTCCCATGCTTCTTGAACTTTATCATCTGATACTTTTGAAGGTCTACGCCCTGAACCTTTACTCATCACAATCTCTCCTTACTTTACACATATCATGTTCATCATAATATCTTATTGTGCCTCTACGCATATCTATATTTTTTATAATAATGTTTTCAGGTAAATAAATGTACTGCTGCAGCAAACATTTACTTGCTCTTTTGTCAGGATGGTATAAAGAAATATAAAGTTCTGCATGATGACAAGATTCAAAGTTACCTATGTATTTAAAATCATCTTCTATTGGATTGGTGCTTATTACCAATACAAAAGCATATTCAATCATAATTATTCCTCCATTTTGTCTAAAACCCATTCAAGCAGTTCTGACTCTGTTCCCCATTTACTAATAAAAGTTTTCTTCCCTGCATGAAAACCAGTATTACCTTGATGATGTTCATGGCAAAGCGGCAACACCATATAATTATTATTTCGCTGTCCTTTTCCCATGCCTTCTCTTATATGATGGCAGCAAGCTGGCGGAGGGTCTTGTATTTCAAAATATTTTTTGCATATAACACACCCAAAACTGCTGATACGATTTAACCATTCTTTTTCTTTTTTAGTCATAAATAAAACCGTACTTTTCTACAAAACCTTGTATTTGTTTTATGTATTCAGCAAACTCTTTTTCATTGAGCTTGGTTGTGCTATTTATTTTTTTAAATGTAGTCTTGCCTATAACTTTATCTTCAGATAAATAACGGTCTTTAAAGTATTCATGCCAATCATCACGTTGAGTGACATAACCACCAGATTCCATGTGTTTAGTAAACCCATCTAACATCGACCAATAGTAATCGTTTTGGCTTTTACTACGATTGTATTTAAATGGCTTTACAGTTATGTGCCATATCTTTTCAGGATCAAGCTCATGTAACTTTTGGACAAAGTTATTTATGTTATGTTTCGTTAATTTAAAATCTATTTGTTCCATCCTAATTTATCCTTTAACTGTTTAAGTTTTTCAAAAGCTAGTTTAGGGTCAATTTTTGGCTTATCTAATTTTAAATAACGATAAGCTAAATTACCACTAATGATGCTTATTATCTGTGATGGTTTTGGCATAAATTCTTTTGCCGAAGTCCATTTGTCAAAAGCTATAGCTACCTCGTTATAATCATATCGTTTTAGTTTATACCACCAAGCACCCAAATCATCATTTGTTAAAGATATTGTTGAATACATACGATTAACTGTATTTAACATTTTACTAAATTTAATTTTTTCTTCATTAATCATACATCCTCCTAAAAATTAACTAAATACTCTTTTGGTTCGTCATCCCATCGACCCTGGTTCAACCATGTAGTAGGGTTAGGTATGTATTTACCATTTTCCCTGACCCATTGATCTGATTTCTTTTGCCATGTTAGAGCTTGTAAGCATTTATCTAATGACGGTTTCTGTTTTTTCCATGACTCATAGGCTCTACTTTTACCTACTTTATTAGGATACATATCCCAAAATGTATCAAAATCTGCGTTATATACTTGGTTATTGGTTATTGAGTTATTGGTTATTGGTTTATGGTTATTGGTTAGCATACCATTCGCATTGCGTTTGCTATGCGTTTGCATTGCGTTCGCATTACTCCATCTAACTTGCGCAGCTTCTCTTGCCTTTTCACTCTTGTTTTGGAACTCATTTATAGTGTCATCACAGCGTTTATGAATGTAACCATCTTCAGTTTTCATAAAGAAATCTGACAATACAATACGAGTTGCCTCTTGTTCTTGCTCTGTTTTAGCCATGATTAACCTATATATCTTATCCAGATCACAAGGTAATGGCTTCTCATTTAAGTAGTATTGGTCTAATAGTTGTCGATAAACCCCATGTTCTAACAATGTTAAAAAATTAGTATCCCTCCTATAATCACCAATGTTATGTTGGTAGTAGTGCATTTAATCTCCTTTGTTGTGTAATATCATTTCAATCTGCCATTGTCTAATCTTTGGTAATGGTTTATCAGGCTTCTTTGCCCAAAGACTTACAGCTTGTCTAGTAACATCCAATTCTTTACACATATGGCTACGATTTTTGAAATGCTGTATTGCTTCGTTAAATGTCATGTTTATTCCTTTCACCAAACATAATAAACTCTAAAACTTTATAAGTCAATATGCTTGACATTCGATTTGTATGAGTCTAGAATTAAGATGTCAATTTAACAAAGGAGAAAAAAATGACAGATTTAATCAAAGCAACACTAGATGCCTCAACTCAAGGTTTACTTTTACTTGAGAAACCAAAACGTACTGTAATGTCTATGGATGATCTAAATGAAATAGAACTTATAGAATATCAAAAATGGATTGTAGAAAAAGAAATAGCAACTTATAAACAATTAAAGGAGGGTGCATAATGGCTTATTTTGATACCACAGCATATGTTGAAGATAATAAACAAGACGTTACCATTACTTATGAATTAAATGGCAATGTAGTTTATATTACTAAAGCAGAATATATTGATGATAATTATGATTTGGTCGAGTTTAATTTAAGCGATCAAGAAGAACATAAAATTATTAGCAAGATACAAGAAACATTAGAAGAAAACCCATACGAAACTTATGACTATTGGAAGGAGGCGTTATGAGTAATATCAATAATGAATTATTATTAGAAAATTTAATAGAACAATTTATGGAAGAAGGCTACGCAGAAACCGTAGCCACTATTCTTGCATTAAAACGATTTGAAGATTTACCAGAACCAAATTACAAAGGAGATTAATATGGAACTCTATGTAGAAAACGCAGTTTACTGTTTAATTATGGTTACAGCATTTGCAAGTATTTTATTTGTAGGTGCATTTATAGATGAAGTTATATTGGGTCACAAAGGAGAATAATATGCAAGTTCAAGATATACAAACAAAACAAATACCATTTCAATTACGCAAATATTGGAGAGATGAGACTTGGTATTTAATACAGCAATCTAATCATCAAATTGTTGCAAAAATTGTACCAACATATGCACTTGGCGATGGTGATGATAAATTTACAGTTTTAATATGGGATTTAAAATCTCATGCATTTTTAGATTATGGTACTTTTGTTGATGAAGATGCTGCACAAGATGTTTTATGGTATCACTTTGAAATTTATGAAGGTGATTGTACATTAGAACAATGATGAAGTTATATTGGAGAATAAACAATGAAAGAATTAATACAAATTAGAGAAGCATTAAAAGTACCAAAAAACCAAAAGAACACATTTGGTAATTATAAGTATCGTAGTTGTGAAGATATATTAGAAGCAGTTAAGCCTTTATTGGCTAACTGCTCTCTAACATTATCAGATGAAACAAAAGAAGTATGTGGCATACCTTATGTAGAGGCTACAGCAACATTATCTAATGGCGAACATAGTGTGTCTGTAAAAGCACAAGCAGGTGTTGCTATTGCTAAAAAAGGTATGGACATAAGTCAATCATGGGGCAGCTCTAGTAGTTATGCTCGTAAGTATGCTTTAAATGGTTTGTTTTTAATTGATGATACAAAAGATGCTGACACACAAGATAATCGACAAGAAAACACAGAAGAAATATCTGACGATGATTTACAAGCATTAAAGGATCAATTAGATAAAGCACATGCTAAAGGTCATCTAAAGCAGTTTTTTCATAGTATGACACCTATGGCTAAAGAAAAACTAAGGGATTACGCTAATGACATCAGAACATCTTAAAGATAACCGTAGGCATAATATTATTACTGCCTCACAAATATGGAGTAGTTTGTATGAACGACAAAAACTATGGCGAGAAAAGACGTTACGAGAACCACCATTCGAGGGTAACGATGCAACCCAATACGGAACTGACCACGAACATATTGCGTTGTCAGCATTTGAGTTACATATGGATGATGTTTGTTATTCTGGGAATCGTCTTGTTGTGCATGACGAGTTACCTTTTGGTGCTAGTCCTGATGCTTATTTAAATGGTGTTCCTGTAGAAATCAAATGTCCTTATACTCAAAAGTTGTATGATGACATACCTGAACGGTATTGGATGCAGATGCAGCTTCAAATGTTTTGTTGCAATGCTATTGCGTGTCACTTTGTAGTATGGACACCAGATGCAATGCACACAGAGTTAGTGCAGTATGATAAAGAATTTATCGACTGGTATATACCTTATGGATTAGAGATGATTCAGTATATTAAAGACGATAAAGAACCACCTAGGTGGAAACGTAAACCTAAATATGAAGGAGTGAAACATGGAGTTTAATAAAAAAACTTATGAGGCTGTAGTTTCTAGCCTTACAAAGAAAAAATCAGAGTTAGGAGAAATATTAAAAACTTATGATTATGATATGTTTAACAAAATGCGTGGCAATAGAGAAGTTAATCTAAACCATGTGAAAAGACTTGTTAAATCAATGAAAGAGAAATATATACCACAACCAATATTAGTTAATAGTAATTTAGAAGTTATTGACGGTCAACACAGAATTGAATCTTGTAAAGAATTAAAATTACCTGTGTATTACCATATAATTCCTAATTCAGAATTAAGTGATGTTGAAAGATTAAATACATTCTCTAAAAGATGGGCAGGTCGAGATTTTCTTAATAAATTTTGTGATCTTGGATATAAAGATTATATAAAAATAAGAGAATTTATGGATGAATACAATCTTTTAGAAGAAACATGCCAATGTCTGTTAGCAGGAAAAACATCTTGGAACAGAGATTACCATGAAGATTTTAAGTTAGGAAAGTTTAAAATTAAAGATTTAGATTTAGCACATCAACGAGCAAATGATATTGTTAAAATAAAACCATATTTTAGTTATTACAAATCTAAAGGGTTTACTAGGGCTTTATTAAGGTTATTTAATATGCCACAATACGACCACAAAGTATTTTTAAATAAACTCAATTATTGTTCTAGTATGTTACAAAATCATTTAAAGATGGACACTAACATAGAAATGATTGAAAAAATTTATAACTTTAATAGCAAAAAGAACTACATTTATTTAACTAGATAAGGAGCTAACATGGCTGAATATGATAACAACAACACTTTTGCTTTGTTTAAGAACGACAAACAAGGTAATGAAAAACGACCTGACTATACGGGAACAATTACTGTTAATGGCGAGGAAATGCGAATGTCTGCATGGATTCGTGAAAGCAAAACAGGTAATAAATATATGTCTGGTCAAATACAACCTAAGCGTGAAGCTACGCCAGCAGATACAAGACAAGCTCCGCCAAGTCTTGATGATTTTGAAGATGATTTGGCGTTTTAATTTTAACTAAGGAGGGTATATGGAACTTACTAACCAAGAAAAACGACTTTTAGATTACTTACAAAAGTATCTTAAAATAAATCCAATCGAGGCTTTAACTGATTTAGGTATTTATAGATTAAGTGATGTAGTGTTTAGACTTCGTAATAAAGGTTATGATATAAACACTAAAAGGGTAACAAGGCTTAATCGTTATGATGAGCCTTGCAGTTTTGCTGAGTATGAATTAAAAAGGGCATCTTAGGATGCCCATTTCTTTACTTGTTACAAACGTACATTGTAACTTCAAAACCAAAACGCATTTCAGTAGCTGATGGTGTAGTCCACATAGTCTTTTCTCCTTTCTTTGAGATTAGACTGAATTATAATTTAAACGAGTACAAGTTCTTATAGAACAATGTATGAGAAGGAGGTAGTGATTTGTATGAAATGTATTATTGCAATAGGAAGCTATACGGTGGTAATATTAAGCATGTGTTTTTATGGTTATGTTTATATGAATACCGATAAACACAATTATGAGTGTAAAAAAGATAAACTGTTTAAATCAGCAACACCAAGCAGTTATGTCTTTATTAAAACCAAAGAAGAATGTTTTGATATTAGAGATGAACCTTTAATTAAGGAGTCTAAAAAATGAGTGACAATTTATCAAGTTTTAAAATATGGAATGAGGAAGGTAGCCCTGATGTATGGAATAATGACAATCCTGTCGTAGTTGACAGAATGACACATATTGCTACTCAAATTACTGTAGGTCTTTTAAAATTTTATGACCCTAACAGTTCAGAAAATGCAGAATTAATAATAGAAGATGCGTTTCGAATATCAGAGCAAATATTAATTCAAAGGGAGAAATGGATACATGAGTGACACAATAAACCCCGATCACTATAAACATGGTGGCATTGAAACGATTGAATACATCAAAGCTAAGATGTCACCTGTTGAGTATTATGGTTATCTAAAGGGTAATGCTTTCAAATACATTAGTCGAGAAGGTTTAAAGTCTGAAAAAATTATGGACAAAATTGAAGATTTAAAAAAAGCACAATGGTATATCGAACAAATGGTAAAAGTCCATCAATCTGAAATAGCAGCACTAGAGGCTAAAGTAAAGCAAGATGAATGGATTGATGACGCACTAAATGACGAAAGTTAAAACTGACCGTACTTGCCACATCTGTTCTGCACCTGGTCGTATATGGTACAACAAACGATGGTGGTGTCATAACGATATGGAACTAAAAGGATATTGCCCACATGACAAAAAAAGAAAAGACACCAAAGATTCAAACTGATTATTTTAAGATAGACGGTTACAACTACAGCATTACGTTTATGCCTAATGATAATAAAAAAAATTATCAGATAATGAATGAACACACTTATAAAATACACAAAAAAGGGGAAGTAGAATGATAGCAGATGGTATTGCTTGGTACACATTAGATGATGGCACTAAAGCAAGAAGGGCAGATATAGTAAAATTAATAGAAAAAGTGCTAGAAAATGGCGAAATGAATGTGCCTGATATTGGAAAAAAAATAAAACTATACCCACAGGCGGTACACAACATAATTAAGTACATGATGAGCAAAGATATGCTTGTATCACGAAAAACGCAACGGTGGACGTTATATAAGCTCCCAGAGGCATGTTTATTAGATTCTGTGTTACATCCTGAGTTTAAAAAAATTATTGAATTATCAAAAAGAGCAAAAGGAATTAAACGCACGATTGATACGTGTAAAAATGTAAGTTATCCGTCTAAGATATTAAGTCATGCTTATGGGCAAGGATACGTTAATTATGAAGCGAATGAATGAGGCTTGATCGTTTAGAGGCTTTATTAGATGATTGGACACAATGGATGAAAACAGATAGCCATGAGCTTGGATTCCCTAAAAAGTCTATATTGCTATCGTCTGGTGGTGAATCTAGCCACGATGTATTTGAACAAATGATAGAAGTAGCTGATAGTGAGAATGTAAGAATATTAGATGCTTGTGTCGATTCATTACCTGACACGCAAAAAAAAGCTGTATATGCACAGCATTTGAACCTAAAAAAGACTATGTTTCACGAACGTGATTACAGTCTTGCACTTGATAATTTATTGACCATTGTGGGTCGTAGAATACATGCTTAATAAATAAAAATATTTAGTCAAAATACTTGACATATTGTTTTTAATTTCCTATACTATTTCTGTAATTTAAACAAAGGAGATTAAAATGAAACAAACAAACTATGCAAAATATTTAGAAGATGTAGTAAACGAGGAAGGTATTCTTAGTAACTGCTATGAAACTTTCTATACTTATTCTGTTGGCAATCAAATCCTAGCTGCTGCACAGCTCTGGGAACGTGATGAAGATATACAGCCAATAGCAACATATAAGCAATGGGAAGAAAAAGGTAGACAGGTTAAAAAAGGTGCTAAAGCATTAGAACTACTTATTCCATTTCAATACATTAAAAAGTATAACGATGGAACTGAGATCAAAGATGCTAACGGTGAACCTGTTAAGGGCAAAGGTTTTAAATCTGTACCAAGATGGTTTGGTTTACACAGCACAGAACCAATTGACGGTGCTGAAGAATTTGCACACGAACAAAAATCACCAGAGTGGAATAAAGAAATAGCTCTAAAAAATCTTAACATTACTGAAGAGAGATTTGACTACCCTAACGGTAATTGTCAAGGTTATGCTAAAGAAGGCGTTATTTCAATCAACCCTGTTGCTCAATACCCACATAAAACAAGATTCCATGAACTTGCTCATAATGTGTTAGGTCATTGCTCTGAAGGTACTTTATCAGATAGCGAATTTACACCAAAAGACATTAGAGAAGTTGAAGCAGAATCAGTAGCATACATTCTTTGCCAAATACTTGGTTTTGATGGTGCAAAAGAATCTAGAGGTTATGTTCAACATTGGTTAAGAGATGACAAAATAGAAAATAAATCAGCATTAAAAATATTTGCTGCTGCAGATAAAATTTTAAAAGCAGGAAAGGAGGAAAAGTAATGGATAATTATACAGCAATTGGAATTGCAGAAGGATTTGAACCATGCGAGTCAGAGGAACAATATCTGGCTGCATGGCAGCATTTAGTTAATACTGGATTAGCTTGGAGTTTACAAGGCTGGTTTGGTAGAACAGCAGAATCTTTGATAGAGGAAGGATTAATTGAAGAAAAAAGCAAATAAAATAAATGATAGATATTTTTGGGTAGAAAAAAATACAGATAAGCGATATACAAAAAATCAGTATGTTGTTTTAGGTAAAGGAAGATTAGATGAACCAGGAAAAAAGCACCGTGCTGGTCTTACATATAAACAAGCAGAAGCAGAGGCAAACTCAAAGAATGCCTTTGCTACTTCAAATTCTGTTTATCTTGCCTCTCTAAAAGAGGAGTAATCTCATCAGCAATAGCTGCTGGTACTGCACCACTAGCTATTAATGCTGTTAATCCTTTTAATCCGTCAGTAGATATAGCTTTTCTTACAGTCATAATTACTGGTGATAAATCATAACCATATTCTTTTGCAAATTTTGTATCTAGTTCATTCATCTTTGATGCAAGTCCAGGTAAAGTATTATCAAGACTTGTAATTATTTTTGATTTAGATTCTGGGTTAATGTTTTTAACATAATCAGACATTTCAAAATAATTGCTTGATCCAGTTCCTAATCTTACTTCTCCACCTAATTCTTTAGATATTGCATTAATTTCACTTGCAAAGTTTTTACTAAATTCAGAACCTTGACCTGCTGTATTTAATAATCTAACTCCCTTGTCTGATCCAATAACCGCCAGTGGTTCATAATCTAAATTATATTTATCAACAAGTTTTTTATTTATTTCTGATAATCTTTTTGCTTGGTCTGTAGATAATGTATTACCTAGTGACAATTCTGCAATGTCAGAATTTTTTAGTGCAACTTTATTAGGTGCAAGTGTATGCCATGCAGCCGCATCTTGAGCAGTTAATAATCCATAAGAACCTTCTGTTGCATTAAGAAGTTTTCTTGATGACTCATCTATATATGGACTACCAGTTTCTCTTCCTACAGCTACTCTTGATTGCATACTTGGATTGAATTGACCTTCAAAATATCCAGTTGTAGGTATAGCCTCATCTGTTAATAATCCAACACCTTGAGATATTTTATCTCTTCCTTGTGTGTCATATAAAATACCAGTTACTTCTTTGTCGTATGCTCTACGCACATCTTCTGGAGCATCAATAATACCTTTCATATGACCAGCTTGTTTTCCAGGAATAGCCTCTCTAGATTGATACGCATAATTTTCTGGCAATGCCTCGGCATAACTATATGCTGCGTTTGATGGATTAACTGCTCCTGCATCTATTTTTGCACCAGTCCATGATGCAGCTTGTGCTTGTCCTGGAGTCCAATTAGTTTTACCTCCAACTTTATTTTTATTGAGTTGATCAATAACTTTATCCATTTGAGTATCCATCCACTTATGCTCAACTGGAGTAAATCCTCGTGTGATTGGTTTTCCATTAGGGTCTGTATACCCCCATGCCCTGCCATCCCAAATATCATGAACTGCTCTATTTGCTTGTCCAGCTTCTTTAGAGTAAAAGCCACCACCTACTGCTATTTGATCTGCAAATGGTATTCTTTTTTGTCCAGATGTATATTGATTTGTATTATATATTTCATCTATTTGTTTACCCATTGTTTTAGGAAATCTTCCAGTAGCAATTGGATCACCTGCCATAATTTGATTATGACCTTTAATAGAAAATACAGTATTTGGAGCAACTCCTGTACCAGCAGATGTAGTTGCTAAATTTTCAGCAAATTTATTTGCCATTTCTGGATTATCTCCAGATAATTTTAAAATTTGTTTACCGCCTTTATCATACCAGTCAGCACCTGCAATTCCTTTTTCAACTGTTTTTACATATTGATTGATAGCTTTGTTTTCATCTGCTTTAGATAATATACCGTATGGTGCACCAGCAATTTTTTTTATTGTTTTTTTAATTGGTTCTTTAATTACATTTACAATTGGTTTACCAACTTTTAATGGATCAAGAGTGCCAAGTGCTAATAGCCCAAGACCTGCACCAGCATTACCAATATTACCTGTAGCTAAACCTTCACCAGTTAATATACCAGCTTCTTCACCTAAAGGTATTCCTGTTAAATCAAATAAACTTAAATTACCAGACATATCACCAGCAACATTTTTAGCCATAGTACGGTTTCCTGTTTGACCGTATATATAGTTAAATAGCTTATCTCTTAGCGTTAAAGGTGTTTCTGTTAAATAGTTTGCCATTATTTATGTTTCCAAATATGTGTTAGCCAATATTTCACTTTATCTAATCTTTCTAATTGATTTCTTTTGTAAATTTTTTCTAACATATCCCGTCTAAATTGTAGTGGCTTTTTAGAAAAAGATAACGCCTCACAGTAATACATGTATTCTTTAGACCATGTATCTGTTTGTGTACCGTCTGGTAAAGTGATTTCTTTAGCTCTGTGATCCACTAGCCACTACAATATAGCAAAACATAAACACACAAAGCAAAGCAAAAGATATGAAAAATATAAAATAAACCCACTTCCACTTAGTCATCTAAATCAGGCACATTACAATAAATAGAGTCGACAATAAGCTCAACGTCACTACCATCTGACAGATAGATAGTAAGTATATCTTCGCCATAAACCACATCGATAGCCTCAATTTGCTTCCCTGTCATGTGTTCAGCAATTTCAGAAATATCCATATCTGCCTTCCTCAAATGATTGTATTTAAGTTTATGTTTATTAAGTTGATGAAATAGTTTTAGTGCGGCTGACGCTTCAAATCGTATTACGGTAGTTTTTTGTTCCATTGACCATCCTCGTTAAGAACCATTGGCATGAGTTTAGGTTGCCCATTAATAATCATTCCACATCCTACTATGAAACGTGATTTAAAGTTTTTAGCATAATCAAATGCCATAGACTTTTGATTAATTAAACATCCAACTTGCATACCCCAGATAAGAGCATCTGGGTTAGAGTAATAGCCAATAGAAAACTTGGTATGGTAATGTCCTTGCACAGTATTCATACCGTATTGTTGTGCTACCTTCAATACATCGGCTGACATACCATGCGTAAAAAAGCAACGAGTACCATCACTTAACGTCAATGTTAAATCATCGACCCATTGCCAACCTTTTCCAACACCTAAAAATTCATTGTATGACTTTAGGTAGTCTTTAGGTAATCCGTATTTTAAAGCTCTCCTGTAAACTAATGACGAATGGTTACTATGCACTATTGTCATTCTAGGGAAGATTTCTTCTAATTGTTTGATGTAATGCCTAGCATTGCGTAGTTCATCACCTGCTGACATTAAATCAGGATTGTGTTCGTGCATAGATATAGCATGGTGGTCTAGTTCATCACCAATGTTTACAACCATATCTGGCTTGTATTTGTCTTTTAATGCACGAAGAAAGCTGAACGCATCCTTATGATGATAAGGAATGTGTAGATCAGATATGACTAATACTGACTTGTTCATCTATTTATTGTATAACGTAGTTCCTGTATGGTCTACTATTAATGCCTGTTTTCTAGGAGATTCACCACTCTCTGCGAAAGATATATGAACCCAGCTATCGTACTCATTAAGAATTTGGTCGTAAGGAATATCGCTATCAACAATGGCAGCGACAGCACTATCAATATTATGGTTGCCACTAGGTCTGAAGTCTGCAGCCAACCCTTTGACATGAGCAGATGTGGGTTTAGACTTGAGTATATTGTTAAGCTCAATGCAGCGATAACCACTACTAATATAGAGAGGT